CTGCACTTTAACTTCTTCTATTCCAGCCAACGCATCCCTAATCAATTTCCCATAGTTCACATCAGCCAGACTTACCATGCAAGCCGGAGCAAACTCTTCGATAACAGGCTCCGGCAATTTCATACCTTTAGGCAGGGACGATGATTCATACGGAGTTTTCATCCTATAATCACCGCCCCTCCCTGTGTCCCCAGCTTAGCGAGAGCACTTGCTTTCACTGCATCAGCCTGTGCTATCAGCGTACCAGCATTGAACGAGACATTTCCTATCCCAATCGGGACTGACGTGATACCTCCGCCTACGGTTGTCGCTAACGACCTCAAGCCTTCGGACAATGCCAAATCCTGCACAATCTTTGCCATACTTTTCGGCAATGTGCTAAGGGTACGTTCCTCTGATAGCTTTACAAGCATCTGCCCACTAATCTGTGGTGCTGGCATTACAATCAGAACATTACGGTCTATGTCATATTCCCAGTCATAGCCAAACAGGTTCTCAAACTGCTCCCATTTCTGTGCATCAATCAGAGCCATCGAGTGGCTGTGGTACAGATACTCTTCCTGCTCCTCCACAAGACCAACCAACTGCTCTTCACTTGCACCAGCATAACTTGGAAACACAACATCAAGTACATTGTACGTAGTTTCAGGCACTGCATACTCCTGCTGATTCGGAACCAAGTTCACCGCAAAGTACTTAACAAGGGGTTTTAGCCTTGACAAGTCATCAAGGGCTGTGTCAATCGCTGACTGTAACATAGCGGAAGACACACCAGTTCCGTTACTGCCGAGCAGTGACTTTAGCTTGTCTTCCAGTGCTGTTCTTGCACCTACCTCCATGTCAGTCATCTACTCCACCCCCTTTAGCCTTTAGCGGCTACTTTCTTCTCCGCCTCAACAATTTCGAGGAATCTATTGAACTTTGCTCCCCATTTCTCTTCCAAGATAATCGTTCCACCGGGAACTACTTCTCTCTTGGAGCCTGTCTCATCATAGAGCACCTGCAACTTATCTGATACGTTCTTAAATCTCTTTCTTGCCATTTCTATATACCTCCTAATTTGTACTGTTCGTTACTTTACTATTACTAAGCTATTGCGACTTTCTTCCAGTTGGAATCAGCAATCGTGTTGTCATCTGTGCATACATAGATGTACCCATCATCAACTAAGATGGAGTTCTTCTCCGCAGGAGTACCATCTACGCCACCAGCAAGCTTGGTTGCACCCCAAGCACCATTCGTGCAGGTTTCGGTTGTTGCAATACTGTTCCCGGCTACACCCTTTACATCGGCAGTAACTACAACAGTATCACCAGTACCATCCACCGCAGAAACTACAGAAGCTGTATTTGCTGTGATTGCCGCAACAAGTGCTGTGACAGCGGCGGCGGCAGTGACTCCACCGGAGACATCTACCTTAATCTTTCCTGCTCCAGCATCACCGGAAGCTTTGAACTCATAAACATCCTTTCCAATGGTCACGGTCTCAGCATCTGCTACCACACCCTCAAAAGTCAACGTGCCCTGAGCGGCTACCGCATTTACCGGAGTTCCTTCAGGAGCAACAAACTGCTCACCAGCTACTAACTTATCTCGATACAGTCTACCCATTCTTTTCTCCTCCTTATCAGTGGACTCGGGGGAGCCTTACGACTCCCTTGCTATCCACAATATTGAACTTTCATTTCCTTATACTAAGGTTACAGTTGCGTACAGGTCGCTGATGATTCCTTTTCTGGCGTATCTGCTCATAACAGAACGTCTCGGAGTCATGTCATTGGGGTCCATGAACACAGGGCTGGTGTACAGCGGAACATAAGGAGCGTAGACATATCCAGTCTCGAACATGCTCTGTCCCTTGTGTCCTAACAGCATCTTGTTCGCAGGAGCCATCGGGTCTTTGTAGACGATGAAACGGTTCTTGATGATACCAAACTTCTCAAGCCCCATACCAGCCTGTCCAGCCCAATCCCTCGGAACCTCTGCAAAACCATCCAGCTTCTCAAGTCGAGTGCAAGTGTCAGGGTCAGCAACAATCCAAGTAGCGTTTCTGAAACGTCTCTTGTAAATCAGGTTGTTCGCATCAATGATAGCTTCCCACAGAGTCATCTTGTAATCACGGTCAGAGCCATTGAAGTCAACAGGCGTAGCCTTGGTCCAGTTCACGTTACCTGCGGATGCAAGGTTGTACAGGTCATTGATAATCTGTCTGTCAATCTCTCTACGAATCTCGTCACCAAGGATTGCAAGCAGTTCAGTTTCTGCATTCACACCGTGGTATGCAAGCATATCCTGCTGAGACTCAAGGGTCCATCTTGCTTTCAGTTTCTTGGTTTCTGCAACAACAGACTCGCTTCTCATGTCGAAGTCAAGTTCAGGGATATTGTCCCCACCCTCAGTCGGAGTGCTCAGGCTGTAATCAACCGTAACAACAGCACCAAGTGCAGGAGCCGCAGTAAGCGTGAACACACCAGTAGTTGCGTTGGTCAGCGTAAAGGTAACTTCTTCTCCATCAACATAAGCAGTAGCAGAGCCAGCAAGCACAGGCAGATTCTCAGCACCGGATACAGTAAACGCAACCTCGGTTCCATCACCAGTACCAATCTTAAGCCCACGAACCATACCACCAGCATAATTCGCATTGAACAGACTCATGTCACCAAGCACATCACCAGCAGTAGTTCCTCTTACAGAAGTACCATAGGCAAAGTCAAGGTAGAACACCATCGCAGTCGGCATGCTCATCGGCTGAACAGATACCAGTTCATTTGCAATGAGGTTCGGGAATACCCTACGAATCAGCGGAAAGCCGAAAGTCGTAAAGGTCTTTACGTTGCTTGTGTCTGAAGTTTCGTTCATAGCCCAACGGCTGGCGTTCTCCAGCATAGTCTCAAGGGCAAGTCGCTTGTAATCATCCAGTCCTTCGGTCAGATGACCCCACTTTTCTTTCCTCTGAACGTTCTCCACAAGGAACGAGGGCATCATGTTACCTTCATACATTTTTTCCATTCTTATTTTCCTCCTTCTTTAATACCAGCTAATTTACGTTGTCTTTCTACTTCTTCGCTAAGCTCTGGCTTCTCTTCTTCCTTGACCTTACCAGTTCCGGCAGGAGCACCAGCATTCTCTACAAGGGATGCGATAAACGATACTTCAGATTCAAACTGCTTTTCAACAGCTTCTTCTGATTCACAGTTCGCCAACCTTTCCCTAAGAGCCTTCTCAAACCGATGTCCCTTAACCTTTTCGTCAATCTTGGCAACTACCTTCTTAGCCTTCTCTTCTGCTTCGATGAGAGCCTCAGCCTTTTTCTTCTCATCTTCCAGAACAGCGACTACACCTTTAACGGTTTCCAGTTCAGCCTTCAAGGATTCATTCGTCTGCACAAGCTCGGCATCCAGTTCTTCCTTGGTCTTAGCTTCAGGCATCAGAGGCTTAACAGCGGCAACAATACCCTCAACAACAGTTTTCAGAGTGGCAATCTCTTCGGATTCCATGACTTCTTTCTTAGCCTCAGCCATGAATGCCTCTTTCTTGTCCTCTATAGCTTGAGCTACCTTCTGTTCAAAGTCCTTCTCAAGACTTTCCTTCATACCCTCGACTGCTTTTGCAGATGCTTCTTCTTCAATCTGCTTGAACAGTTCCGGGTACTCAGCTTTCATTTTTTCTAAGTCCATTACTTTTCCTCCTTCTAATGATTCAAAATTCGCTACCTTACCATACTCATTCGATTCCTCCAATACACAGTCGATACCTTTGAGTTCATAGTCAGGTTGCACCTCATATATCGTTCCATCCGTATTATCTATCGGACGTACAGAACCGTAGCCCCTCGTAGAAATCCCTACGCCAACGCCGGAACGTAGCAATAGTTCTAAACGTCTGCCATCATCAGTAGCAAGTACGTCTCCCTCGAAGAGCATGTTGTCCCCTTCCATCCACAGCTTTGTGAACTTGACTGCGGCTTTACTCAAACTCCCGCTGTATTCTGGATGGTCAACCTCTCCCAACAGCTTGCCTTTCGTGATGGCAGTCTGAGCTTTTTCCACAGCCTTGTTCAATACAGAGGTCGGATATATCCTACCGTTCCTGTTGACGTATCCACCCTTACTTGCTGTACCACCAATGGTCAGTAGCTTGTACGGATTTACAGCCCCATCAACAGCTTCTGTCATAATCTGAATGTCTTCAAACAACGGCTGTTCAATTAACTCATTCTCTTTCAATTTCTTCATCGTCTAAAACCTCACCTCTTTTCGTCTCGTACTCTTGGCGTAGTCAAGCACTACTGTTCCAATAGCATGCCACTGATAGACTTCCCGGCTGAATGGGTCTAACCACGCTGGCAGTCGCTTGCTTGCTTCCTCAAAACTGTCCAGTGCTATCCGTTCTTCTTGAAGCCTGTGAACTGATGGAGCATCTTCTTCCAGCACTTTCAATGTAGCCAATGCTGACATCATGTCATCCAACAGGTTCCAATCCAATGCTACGGACTCATACTCGCCACTGTCATCATAGTCGTATCCGTAGTCTTGGTCTGTAGGCTTCATTGCACCCGCACCACCTCCCTTACTGACCGCTTTATCCTTCGCCTTTGTCAACAAAGCTACTCAGATCGG